AGAATGGGCGGATTATCCAGAGTTACGATTTGAAGTAAGTAATGGTCAAACTTTATGTAAAAAATGTCATAGAATAAAGACAAGTAAATATTTAAAATTAAAATTAAAAAAACAGTAAGGACAAATTATAAGGAAAGCGTTATAATTAAATAATAATGAAATATAAACCAACTTCCAACTATTTATTAATTAAGCCAACTAAAGTAAAAGATGCTACTAAAAGTGGCATTATTATCCCACATGAGGACAAGCAGATGCCTCAAAAAGGGATTATTATCGCTATAGGTGACAATATATCGGAAGAAGGAAACACCCTGCCTATTCCTTATAAAATAGGGGATACTGTTCTTTTTAAAAAATGGGTAGCTGTTGAATATCAAATTGATCCTACTGATTTAAAGAGTAATAAATATTTATTTTTAAAACATAATGAAATATTATCAATCGTAGAGGAAGATTAATGAAAAAAATTAGTACTATTGGCGTTGTAGGTAGTAGAGGAATGGTTGGTAGCAATACTTATCGTTGGTTTAAAAAACAAGGTTATAAAGTTTTTGGCTATAGTAATACTAAACGAGAAGAAGAAACTTTAGTAAATTCTTCTGATTTAATATTTATTTGTGTTCCTACTCCTTATCGTTGGAATGGTAAGGGTTTTGATGCTTCTATTATTGATGGAGCATTGAAATCTATAAAAGATGGAGCAATGGTAATTATTAAATCTACAATTATTATTGGTACTACAAATAAATTTCAAAAGAAATATCCTCATTTAAAATTAATGTTTAATCCTGAATTTTTATCAGAAGATACTTGTTGGACTGATTTTATCAATCCAGATAGACAATTTTTAGGTTATACCAAAGAGAGTTATAGTGTGGCTACCCAAGTTTTGCATACTCTCCCTCAAAGTCCTTATGATATTATCCTTCCTGTAAAAGAAGCAGAGTTATTAAAATATATAAATAACTTACATGGTGTTTTAGAGGTAATGGAAAGTAATCACTATTATGATGTTTGCCAAAAAGAAGGCTTAGATTATAAACGAATTGTAAAAGCTATGGTTTCTTCTAAATGGGTAGGTTGCCCTATGAGTAGACATTACAGAACAATTTTTCATAAAGGTAAAAGAGGGGTTGGGGGTAAATGTTTCCCTAAAGATTTAAACGCTTGGTTAGACTACTGTAAAGCTCTTGGAGTTAATACTAAATTATTTCAAGCCGCTAGGGATTATAATTTTGATTTATTGAAAGATCAAGGTTTAGATGAAGAAATGGCTGAACAAATTAGTAGTAAAGAAGACTTTGAAAAAATGAAGGAAAAAGTATAAAATGTCTAAATTTTTATGTACAGGTGGAGCAGGATTTATAGGAAGTAATTTTGTAGATTTTCTTATTGATAAAGGGCATCAAGTTACTATTATTGATGATTTAAGTACAGGTAAAATAGAAAATATTAATCCAAAAGCTCGTTTTGTAAATAAAGATATTAGTGCTAATTTAGCTACATTTCTTTCAATATTTGCTAAAATTGATTGCGTTTTTCATTTTGCGGCATTAGCAAGAGTACCTAGATCAGTAAAAGACCCATTGGGGACTAATAGAGTCAATGTAACAGGTAGTTTAAATATTTTGCAAGCGTGTAGACAATTAAGGATAAAATTAGTAATTTCTTCTTCTTCTTTAGTTTATGGTAATCAAATTTCTCCTATTATGAAGGAAACTATGATTAAAAAGCCTTTATCTCCTTATGGATTACAAAAATCTATTGTAGAAGATTATGCTGATATGTTTTCTAAATTATATGATATGAATATTATTTCACTTAGATATTTTAATGTTTATGGAAAAAGGCAGGTAAAGAAAGGAGCTTACTCTCTTGTAATTGGTAAGTTTTTAGATCAGAAATCAATGGGGCAGAGAATGACTATATATGGTGATGGTAAACAAACTAGAGCTTATACTCATGTTTCTGATGTTGTTAGGGCTAACTGGTTATCTGCTAATTTGCCTATGAATACAAATGGTTCTCATCTTATTTTTAACATAGGAACTGGTGAAGAAACTAGTGTTAATCAAATTGCTGAAATGCTTGGGGGAAAAAGTAGACATATTATTCCTAATCCAAGAGGCGAGTTTGAAGAAAATAGAAAATGTGCTAATTTTAATAAAGCTAAAAAGATTTTAAAATGGCAACCTAAAATATTTATTAAAGAAGGTATAAAGAAAGTTTTAGAAGATGAAAATTAGTATACTAAAAAAATAGACTTTTATAGAAGATAAAAAATATGCGTATTTCAATATTAACAACTCTAACAGACCCAGTTAGGCGTCAAGATAAATGGCGTGAAGTTATTAATTCTTACTGTGCTTTTGCCGACCAAGTTGTTGTAGTAAATGGTACTACTAAACATGATGAAGTATTTTTCTATTTAGCTAAACAACCTAAAATAGTACAAGTATTTTCAACTTGGCCTTTTGAATGGAATTGGGTACAACTTCCTGAACAATTAAATAAAGGTAGAAAGTTTTGTACTGGCGATTGGATAATAAAATTAGATATAGATCAACTTATTCATGAAAAAGATTACAAAAAAGTCTATAGGGCTTTGGCAGAGTGTCCAGATTACTGCCAAGTTGCCACCTTTCAAAAAATGTCCTATGTATCAAACAAAAAATACTACCAAAAAGGGGCACAACCTATTGCTTTTAAGAATAGTAAGAATATTGTTATAGGTAAAAACATAGAAAAGAGAACTGATTTGTGTTTTGCGGTTAAACGGACTGGACAAATTTATGAAGCAGGCTTTGAAATTCCTACTGGTACAGATTTAAACGAATATAAAACAGGAATTAAGTATTGGAATTATGATTATTTCTTTAAAACAAAAGAATTTACTAGAAAAGAATTTTGGAGATTCAGTAGAGCATATAATAGACATTTTAAAAGTTGGACTTTTGGTGATTCAGAACAACACTCTTTTGAAAAATTTATAAGTATGCAAAAAGCTCGTTATAATAGAGCACCTTATACTTATAAATTAGAAGATCATTCTAAATTTATTAGAAAATCTGTAGAAGAATTAACCCCTGAACAATTTGGTTGGAATGGGTGGGGACTTTTATGAAAATAAAAAATTTTTTAGATATTGATTGGGGTAAGTCTAGGCAAACTTATAATCTGGGTGGTAAACATTCTATAATTATTGATGATCCCGCTAATATAAAAGAATGGCTTAACTTAGATATACCTAGAGGATATTGTTTAAAAGTTTTTAAATCTCCTGAATATTGGCAATCTACTTTTATTTTAGAAGCAACACTTATTCAAAATATATTTTGGATTAATGGTTTAGCTCCTAGAGTTATTCATTGTGAGAAGGTTACAGATGATACTAAAGAGTTTTGGATTCAAATAGTTGAATATGTACAAGGACAATCTATTTTATCTAAAGAAGAAAGAAAACAAAAATTAGAAAAAGTAGCTAATGACAATTTTATTAGCGTCTATAATGGTGAACACGATGAGATATTAACTAATGATAATAATTGGCGAGGGGATAAATACATCGATTTTGGTGGGTTTAAACTAGACGAGGCTAAATATAAAGAGAAGTTAATAGCTGAAATTAATGATGTTACTCATTTTGGAAAAGCTTATAAAGGCAAGAGAGCTAGTTATCAAAGTATTCCTGATTGGGATGTGGATGGTAAAAGAAAGACTGATTACAGAATTAAGACCACAGGGTTAGACCAAATTGACTTCAAAGATAAATCTGTTTTAGATATTGGTTGTAATTTAGGAGCAATGCTTCACTATGCTCATAGTAAAGGAGCAACAACCTTAACCGGCTATGATAAACCTGTTCTTATTAAAGTAGCTAAAGAATATGCTAATTTAAGAGGACTACATGAATTAAATTTATATGCTCAAGATTTAACTAAGATAGTTCCTAGTCAACCTGCGGATATTGTTTTCTTTCTAGCTATGAGTAAATATTTAGGTTTTCCTCAATGGCTAGCTGATATGACTAAAGAGATTTGCTTTTATGAAGGACACGCTAATGATGACGTAAATTATACTGAAAAAGAACTTAATAAATTATTTAGTAAGGTAGTTAGTAAGGGAATTTCAAACGATAGAAGTGAGCGTTGCTTGTATGTTTGCTATAAATAATATGTTGACAGATCCTACCGGCTTTCCAATGATGAGTACAGAAGAAGTTACTATTATTAATGACCTCATTAGAAAAGAAAAACCAGAAAATTGTCTTGAATGGGGTAGTGGTAATTCAACTTTATATTTTCCTAAGTTACATACTTGTATTAAACATTGGCTATCTATAGAACATTTAGGTAAATATATTAAACATCTCACACCAGACATAGACAAAAAAGTTTCCTTAATGTGGATTCCTGAAAATGAATGGTATGTTGATTGTGTAAAACATCAAGGTAAAAAATATGATTTTATTTTAATTGATGGTTATGACCAACAAAGAGAGAAGTGTTTAGAAGTTGCTATGCAAATAGCCAAAGAGGGAGCAATAGTTCTGTTACACGATTCAGGTCGAGAGAGTTATCGAAAATTTCTTGAAAATTATGGATCGAAAGTAGAGATATTATCTGAGGGTGAAAAAGAAGTCAGAAATGGTTTTTTTGCTCATAGAGGATTAGCAAGGATTTATGTATAAAATAAAAAATATAACTGGATTAAAGGTAGGTAAACAAGCTAAAATTAGTAGAGAGCAACCTTTACTAACTGAAATTTGTAAGAAGTATGGTCGTGACCCCAGTAAGTGTTGTTTGAAAGTCTTTTATGGCAATCCTTTAGAAGAAGGTCAAACTTTAAATGAAGCATTGTGGGGAGATAATCCACTTTCACCTCCTAGAAATACTAGAAAAAATACTACTGTTTTTGCTGGTAGCCAAGTACAAAACATTCTTTGGAAACATAGAATAAGCCCAAGGGTATTTGCTATGTTTGAAGCAATTTACAATGGGGATAGAGTGGCTTGTCAATTAACTGAATTTTTAGAAAATCCAACTGCTACCCATATTGACCAAGTTTATGAAGTTTGGCATAAAACAGAAGCCTGTGGTAAGGACTATGGTTTTACAGCACAAAGTAGAAAGATGAGTCCGAATGATGTAATGGGTGGACAGAATGTTGACCCTCAACTATGGGCATTTGATAATAAGCCTTATTTAGAAACAGTTAAGAAAATTTATATAGAGAGAGGAAGATACGGAAAAGTCTATTATCAAGATGAACCTGAGATAGGACTTACGGGTAGTCCAAGAAAGAGTGCAGATAGAATTAAATATATGCAGTTAGATAAGATAGACTTCAAAGATAAGGTTGTTTGGGATATTGGTTGTGCTGGTGGTTTCTTTTGTAGATATGCTTATAAGAGAGGGGCAAAAAGAGTAATTGGTTTTGATATGAAAGATCCAATTATTGCTTCTTTTCATGTAGCTAATTATCTAGGTATGTTTAATATTGATTTTATAGAAGCTGATTTACTTAAAGACTTACCTTTAGAAGGTGTTCCTAAAGCAGATATAGCCTTCTTTTTATCAATGGCTTATCATGTGCCTATTCCTCAACAAATGTTGAAAATGGTTGATACAGTTATTTTTGAAGATAATGGTAAGACTAGTAGAGAAAAAGATAAGCCTGAATCAATTTGGAAAGAATATTATTCTAAGATAGCGTTAGTAGGGCATGCTTTAGATCATGGGGCAAAACCTGTGTATCATTGTACAAGATAGTATTGTAGTAAATACAAATAAATAGTATAATTTAGAAGGAAATGATATGCGAATACTTATAATCATCGACAAGGGCGGAACAGCAATAGACCGATTAGCACAATCGGTAGCTAAGTATTTACCTCAACATGAGATTAAAGTTTTTCCAGTACATCCTAAACGTAACGATATAGAAACAATGATTGAAGTTCAGAAGTTAATGACTTGGTGCGATGTACTTGATATTCATTATTGGAAATCAGGCAAAATTCTTAGAACTTCTTTTCCAAATGAGTTTGATAGTAAGCCTAAAGTTTTATTTCATTTTAATCCTTATGATGCTGAGAGTGAAGAAAATAAAAAATATGACAAAGTAGTTGTAGGTAATAAAGAAATTCATAGTAGAGTTCCTTCCGCTTATTATATTCCTTATGGTGTAGATCTTAGTTACTTTAAATTTAAGCCAGAATATACTGATGAAAAAGTAGTCAATATGTCTGTGGCTAGAATTGAAGGTAAAAAAGGTATTTTGCCAGTAGCTAAAGCTTGTAAAGAATTAGGTTATAAATTTAGATTAGTTGGTCGGGTAAGTAAACCTAACTATATGCGTGAGATTATGGAAGCAGGAGAGGGTGTAATTGAGTTCTGGGAAAATGCAACTGATGACAAATTAAGAGAAGTTTACTATAGTTCTGCAATTCATGTATGTAATTCAGTAGATGGTTTTGAGAGTGGAACATTACCTGTTTTAGAAGCTATGGCTTGTGGATTACCTGTATTGGCTAGAAATATTGGTCATGTACCTGATTTATATAATGGTTCCAATTTAGTATTAAGAGACAATGCTGTTGATCACGAAAGTCTAAAAAATCTTTTGAAAGATATGATGGAGAATAGAGAGTGGCGTTTGAAGCTAAGACAAAAAGCTTGGGAAACTGTTAAGACTAGAGATGTAAGAAAAATGGTACAAGAGATTAATAAACTTTATAATAGCTTATATTTAAGTCATCTTCCTTTAGTAAGTATTATTTTACCTACCAAGAATAATCCAGAATGTTTTGTAAAATCTTTATATGGTGCTTTAAAACAAGATTATCCTAAATTAGAGATATTAGTGTCTGATAGTAGCACTACTCCTATTAAATTAATTATAGATGAGGCTCAAAAGAGAACATCAATACCAATAAGATATTTATACTTTCCTCATAAAAATAATTATACTTTAGCCGAGGCTAGAAATAGAGCAGTTGTTGAAGCTGATGGAGAATATTTAGTATTCTGTGACAATAGAATTAAAATGAATACTGATGCTGTATCTCATTTTGTAAATTATAGAAAAGCTAAATGTTGGTTATGGGGAATGAAAGATAATGCTATTAAAAGTTTTGTTGAAAACTTTAGTTTTATTAGTAGACGTGAGTTTATTGATAAAGGCATGTTCTGTGAACGTATGCAGTGGTATGGAGGAATGACCCAAGAAGTAAGAGAAAGATTTGAAAAGCAAAATGGTTTTAATTTTATTTTTATAGATGAAGCAAAGGCAGAAGGTATAAAGAGATCTAAATCAAAGACATCACGAATGGAAGCTATAGTTGAAGCTAAGTATCTACTTTATAAAATGTATTACAAATAATATGAAAAAATTAAATTTAGGTTGTGGACAAGACTGGAAATTTTTATATCCTGACTATGAGGGTCTTGATACTAGAAATCATGGTCAAAAATATCATGGTGATGTTATTCAAATATTGCTTAATAGAAAAGAAGGTCTTGTAGATAATCTTGACTATGGCATATTTTTAGAAGATGAAACTTATGATGAAGTAATGGCTAATCATTTCTTAGAGCATTTTGATGTAGATGATTTAAAGCACATCTTTTTAGGAGTCCATAGAATACTTAAATCAGGAGGATTATTTAGAATAACTGTTCCTCATAAAGATAGACCTGAAGCTTGGTATTTAACTCATAGAACTTTTTGGAATGAGGCTACCTTTGAGATGTTTGGGCGAGTAGACACAGATGACCATGTAAATTTTGGTAAATGGGAAGTCGAAGAAGTAATAACTAATGGTAGAAAAAATATACACGCCTTATTAAAGAAACTATAATACAAGCTAAACAATTTAAAAATGAAAAATAATAAAAATAGCAAAGAAAGGAGCAAGAGCCACGGCTACACCAAGAAGTTTAAAATCTTTGGTGTTCCGTGGCACTAGTTCCCGTTGCTCATCAACATGACCTAGCTAAAATGTCTTTTATTGATCAATACGATCTATTGATTAATCCATATAGAGGATGGGGAACAAGTCATAGACCTTTCCCAGAGAAATGTAATTGGGTTACTCATTATGAAAAAGGTAAGTATGACTTTGCTATTCTTCATGTAGACCAACAATCAATTTATAACCCAGAGCAGGGAGATAGAATTCATAAAGGTAGACTATATTTAGATATTAGAGAAGCTATCGGGGATGATATTCCTATCATAACTATTAATCACATGACCCCATTTCATGATAAGTATGAGAGTCCTTATGTTGTCGATTTTATTAAGAAGATGACCAAGGGTACTACTATGGTTTGTAATTCTTTTACTGCTCAAAAACAATGGGGTTGGGGGCATGTTATTACACATGGAATGGATAAAAATGATTGGCTTGATTTACCTAAAGAACCTAGATGTGTAACTGTTCTATCTCCTGCTGGTATGGAAAAAGCCTATCGAAGAATATTTTTAACTACAGTTGCTCGATTATTAAAAGCTAAAGGTGTTCCTTTTACTTGGGTAGGAGTTGATAGAAAGTTTCAAAGTTTTGAAGAATATAAGAATTTTTTAGGTAGATCCCTAGTATTCTTTATGCCTACTTGGCAAAGTCCTAGACCAAGAGCAAGAACAGAAGCTATGTTAAGTGGATGTTGTATAGTTAGTACTCCTTATCAAGATGCAGATATTTTTATTAAACATGGAGAAAATGGTTTTTTAACTAGTAAATCAGTAATATCTGATCCTAGGGTAATGGATAATCCAGAAGCTACTGCTAATTTAATTAAAAGATTAGTTATTGATAAACCTGACTTGGCTCTAAAGATAGGGCAAAAAGGTAAGGCTACTGCTTATGAATTATTTAGTCCAGAGAAATTTGAAGCACAATGGGTAGAATTATTAAAAAGTATTAACATAATGTAATGAAGGGCAATATGACAGATAAAACAATAGGGACAACGGATTCTTTAATGAAAGATAGCGTTAATGAAGATGCTTTTTTAAAAGAAATAAAAAGTGATGCTTTTTTTGATACAGAACTTAAATCATTAGCTAAGATTTATAATGAACAGTTAGAAAATCTAATTAGATTAAGGGTTGATAATGAGATATTAAATTATATTATTATGTCTAATCCTAATGATAGAAAAGCTTTAGATGATAAAGCTAAAACAATTGCTTCTCTTAGAACAAAAAGAAAGTTAATTGCTATTATAAGAAAGGAAATCGTTTTTTTGAAAGCGATATGTAATTAATATGTCAAAAAAAACTGATCATAAAAGATTGTGGCGTAATGAAAAAATTAAGACTATAAGGCTTGGAGAACAATTAGCTACTGCTGAGAAAAGAATTAATACTTTAGTTACTATGTTAAAAGCAATTAAAGATGGTCAAGTAGATGTAAAGGAACTAACTATAGATGAAAAAAAATAAGATTTGCGGAATTTTGACAATGGAGAAGATGGACAATAGATTGAAAAATACTATAGGTTCTTCTCGTATTAGAGCTAGATGGTTACTTCCTTATTGGCCTGAAGCTGAGGAATATGTTATAGGTAGAAAATATGATGTAATGATTTTTCAAAAAGTTTACTGGGAATCATTTAAAAATAATGGCAATTATAAAGGGATTAAAATCTTAGATCTTTGTGACCCTGATTGGTTAGAAAATAAACCCGTTTTTGAGTATATAGATTGGGTAGACGCAGTAGTTACTTCTACTCAATCATTGGCTGACTATATTAAAAAATTAAGGCCTAATTGTTTAGTTAAATGTATCCCCGATAGAGTTTATATTCCAGAAGCTAAACCAATTAAAAAATTCCATGATGAAAGTTTAAGGAAATTAGTATGGTTTGGTTATAATCAAAATACCCATTATCTAGTTAATACTTTTGATGAATTAATTACTAAAGGTATTGAATTAACTATTCTTTCTAATTCAGCTTATGATCCTCCATTAATCTATAGAGGCAAATTAAAGCTAAATAATATTCCTTATAATCAACAGACTTTAAATAAAGAATTAATTAAACATGATGCTGTTTTAATGCCTGATCCTCATGGTGATGAGAAAGGTAAATTTAAATCAAATAATAAAACTTTAATTGCTTGGTCGGTGGGAATGCCTATTATTAAAATACCCGAAGACTTAAAAAGATTATTACCTAAAAAAGAAAGGGTAAAAGAATCGGAAAAAAGATTGAAAGAGATTAAAGAAAAATGGACAACAGAAATATCTGTTCAGGAATATAAATCATTAATAAACACAATACTAGCGAAGAAATTCTAAGTAATTTATAATAGGAAAATATTATGACAGAAGAAGATAAAAACCCAGTTGGAAGACCACCAATTAGTAAAGAAGATAAAGAAGTAATGCTATCAAAATTAGAACCATACTTAAAAAGTGGTCTAAGTATAAGAAAATCTCTACTAGAAGCTGGTGTTCCTAGTGCTACTTTTTATAGAGTTAAAGATACCGATGATGAATTTAGAGAGAAAATTGACCGATTTAGACAGTTTGTATCAGTATTATTAAATAATTCTATCGTTAGGGAAATACAAGCAGTTATTAAAAAACAAAATAATGATGAAAGATTAACTGGTGAAGAAGTTAGTTTACTTAAATGGTTTGCTACTAATAGCAATTTAACTAAGGGTGAATTTGGTGAGAGAAAGAATATTGGTTTATATGATCCTGAAGCTGAGATTAGTAGGCTTTCTAAATTAATGGATGACCCGAAAGACGCTGAGAAAAAAGAATAATGGCCTTATCAAAATATGCAAAACGATGTAGATTATATTTCCGCAGTTTAGATGGGGAAAGATTTAAGTTAACTCCAGGACAAGAAGAAATTTTTAAAGCTGTATACGAGCCTAGTATTACTAGAGCTACTATAAAAGCTATTACTCAATATGGGAAAAGTGAAGTAGCTTCAATGGCTTTGATTACATGTGCGATTGAACGATTGGAAAAGATTTTAATTGTTGCTCCATCAGCTAAACAAGCTGGAATCATTATGGGTAAGATTGTCGAACATTTATTCGACCATCCTTTACTTACAAGTATGATTGATTACTCCGAAGGTACAGTTGAAAGACTAAGACAAGAAAGAAGTAAGAATAGAATTACTTTCAAAAATGGTAGTGAAATTAAAATGCTTACTGCTGAAACTAAATTTACTACTAAAGAATCTAAGGGCTTAATGGGTTTTGGTGCTACTATTGTTTTGGTAGATGAATCCTCATTAATTCCTGATTCAATGTTTTCTAAGATTTTAAGAATGGTTGGTGGTGTTAAACATGGTAAGTTAATTCAATTAGGTAATCCATTTGAAAATAATCACTTTGGAAAAGCCTTTGATTCTAAGAGATATTTATCTATTAGCATTAATTGGCGACAAGCTTTAGCCGAAGGTCGTATTACCCAAGAGTTTCTAAATGAAGCTAGAGAAACAATGAGTGAAATGGACTGGACTATATTTTATGAGTGTAAATTTCCTGCTGGTGGGGCTGAAGATGCTCTTATACCTAGGGTTTGGATTGAGAATGCTGTTAATCAAAAGAATTGTGGTGGTACTCATAAACAAACAGGCTTAGATGTGGCTAGGTTTGGTAAAGACACTACAGTTTATTTATTTAGGCAAGGTGGGGAAGTAAAACGAATAGATGTTACTCAACAAATGGACACAATGGAAGTTACTGGTTGGACTACTGAAAAATTAGAGAAAGATAGCCCTGATGTCCATTGTACTGATAGTATTGGCGTTGGTGGTGGTGTCCATGACCGGTTATTAGAGCTTCAAGGCAGTGATAATAACGATCATTGGATAGACACCGAAATTACCCCTGTTAACGTGGGTGAATCGGCTAAAGGATGGGAAGGTGATGTTGAGGCTAAAGATAGATTCTTTAATTTAAGAGCACAAGTACATTGGAATTTAAGAAAATTATTTAAACCTGATAAAAATGGGCAGAGTCAAATTTCTATTCCAGATGATGCTGGGTTGAAAAAAGAATTAGGTGAGATAAGATATAAGTATAGCTCTGAAAGAAAGATTAAAATTGAAGCTAAAGCTGATATGAAAAAGAGATTAGGCTTGTCTCCTGATAAAGCTGATGCTTTAGGATTAGCTTTTATGGACACACTAGAGAATCAACCTCAGATGGTTATTATGGATGTATAGATTTATTATTTAATAGAATAGTGGTAGACTTAAGATAGATATGGCAAAACAAAAATTAGATACCCCTCAAATATCATCTTCGGCAGTAATGTCGTTCCCTAAACCTCCTTTAAGAAATACTCAAGAATACTTAAAAGCTTATAGTGGTTATCCTTATACAGCTATTTCTGCTATTGCTCAAGAAGTAGCTTCAATAAATTTACACTTATTTAAGACTAAATTTAGTAAAAATAAAGGTAAACCTGAGAGTGAAGAAGTATATGAACATGAAATACTTAGCTTACTTAGATATGTTAATCCTCTTACTACTTTTTATGATATTGTTGAAGCTACTCAAATTTACTTAGAATTAACTGGCGAAGCTTTTTGGATTGTATTAAAACAAGATAAGACTCCTAAAGAGTTCTGGCTAGTTAGGCCTGATTGGGTGAAGATTGTTCCTAGCTCAACTGAGATTATTGATCATTACACATATCATCCAGGTGGAAGTCTCGAAAAGGTAGACATTCCTAAAGATAATATGATTCACTTCAAGAATTTTAATCCTTTAAATCCATATAGAGGTAAAGGTCCATTACAAAGTGCAGCACTACCTGTGGATATTTTGAATTTTGCCCAAGAATATAATCGTAATTTCTTTTTTAATAGTGCAATACCTAGTATGGTATTCTCTACAGATAAGAATTTAAGTGCAGCTGTTATTAAAAGATTTATCAATCAATGGCAAGGTAGTTATGGTGGTAGAGGTAAATCTAATAAAGTTGCTTTCTTAGGTAATGGTTTAAAGTTAGATACTATTAGTCAGGGTGCCAAAGAATTAGACTTTACTGAACAACAAAGATTAATGCGTGATGATATTCTCGCTGTCTTTAAAGTTCCTAAATCTATTCTAGGTTTAACTGAGGATGTTAATAGGGCTAACGCAGAAGCAACTAATAAAGCTTTTATGGACAGAACAATCAGTCCTAGAATGATAAAATTTGTCGGGACATTAAATGAGTTTTTACTTCCTATGTATAACGATAAATCTTTATTCTTAGACTTTATTGACCCATCACCAGAAGATGCTGAGGCAAAGATAAAATATTATGAGAGTGGATTAAAATATAAATGGTTAACTCAAAATGAGGTTAGAGCCCTAGAGAATTTAGAGCCATTAGAGGGTGGAGATATATTGAATCCTGTAGAAGAAACTATAGATGAGGAAGAAGAAACAGAGAAGCCTGATACAGAGAAGCCAAAAGAGGAAGAAGAAGAAAAAGGATTATTGCATAAAGTATTTGGTAAAAAGAAAGTTAAGAAAGTGAAAGTTTCTTATACTAAAAAACTTAAACCAAAACCATTTAAACATATGATGCCTATTCCTGTTAAGGGCTTAGATGATCTTAAGCGAGAAAATTTAGAAAAGAAATTAACTAAAGAATTAGTTGGTTTTGTAGGTCAATTCTTAAAGAAAGAGAATATAGATAATCTAGGTATTAAACAACCAACTAAGACAGAGGTTGTAAAAGAAAATACTCCTATATTTACTGAGGAAGCAAAAGATGCTTATTGGAAACAATTTATAACCTTTGTTTCAGATAAAGAACCTGAATTAAGAAATCAGACTGTAGATATATTTAAAGAACAAGAAGCTCAAGTAATGGATATCTTAGATAAAGATGTTAAATATTGGCGTAAAACAAATAGAGTCGGTAAGGCTGGCTCAAGTGTTCCCAGTTTAGTTGCAATGGAAATGTTATGGAAAGGTGCTTGGTTAACTATTTTAAGAGAAGTATATATTGAACAAGGTAATTATACTTTAAATTTCTTAGGCACAGGAGCTAATATTGATGTTACTACTGAAACTGCTTATCAATATTTACGAGTACATTCTTCTCAACTAATTACTGAAATAAATGAAACTACTAGAACTGCTTTAATGGAAACCTTGGCCGAAGGTTATAAAGAAGGTGAATCTATAAACGCATTAAAGAAGCGTGTAAATAAGGTCTTCAAGAAAGCTCAAGGTAGTAGAGCAGAGTTAATTGCTAGAACAGAAATTATCAGGGCTAGTAATGCCGCAGTTGTAGAAGCTTACCGACAAAGTGGTGTAGTCGAAGCTAAAGAATGGCTAACTGAGAGAGATGAGAGGGCTTGCCCTTATTGTTTATCTATGGATGGCAAGATTGTTGACTTAAATGTTGATTACTTTAAGGTTGGTGATAAATTAACAGTAGATGGCCAAACATTAACAGTAGGTGGAGCTGACGTCGGTTCTCCTCCATTACATCCTAATTGTAGATGTACTACCATTCCTGTATTGTTAGGAGAAAAAGCTCTTAAAGAAAAAGTTAATAATAAAAAGTAAATATTGATCTTAAATTTATTTGGTTTTTAGTATTAAAATGTAATAAATATTAATGAAAGGTAAACAATGCTAAGTATTATTATACCAAGTTATAAAGACCCCTTACTTCAAAAAACTATTGATTCTCTTTTGGAAAATGCTGAAGGAGATATAGAAATTATTGCTGTACTCGATGGCTATTGGCCTAAAGAACCTTTAAAAAATGATGATAGAGTTAAAGTTATTAACTTAGGTAAGAATGTAGGTATGCGGGAGGCTATTAACCAAGGGGTTAAAGCTTCTTCTGGTGAATATTTAATGAGAACAGATGAACATGCCATTTTTGGAAATGGTTATGATGTGATTTTAACTAGTACTCTTGAGGATAATTGGATTGTAACTCCTAGACGATATTTTTTAGATACTGAGAAGTGGCAAGTAATGAATATTCCTCCTATTGATTACATGAAATTAAAAATAGGTAGGGTTGGTGATGAAAAGGGTGGTTTGATGGATAAATTTTGTGGAGTTAACTGGCCAAGTAGAACAGAGAAGCGTAAAGACATAATGATTGATGAAACTATGGCTATGCAAGGCTCTTGCTGGGTAATGAAAAAGAGTTGGTGGGAAAAGACTATTGTAGCCTTACAGACAGAGGGCTATGGTTCTCACTATCAAGATTCCCACGAAATGCAGTTCAAGACTTGGCAAGCAGGAGGTAAGTTAATGCTAAATAAGAATACTTGGCACGCTCATAAACATAGAAGTTTCCCTAGAACTCATGGTTATGGTGGAAAATTAGCTAGAGATGGCTTTACTTATGCTTTAAGTATTTGGCGAGAATATTATGAGAAGGAGATAAAATCATTATGGAAAGTATAAAATTATTTTATCCTAACTTATATAAAAAAGAGTGGTTATCTTCCTTAGAAAAAGTATTTAGTGACCGATGGTTGGGTCAAGGACCATTAGTAGATAAATTTGAAAAAGCTTTTGCTAAAAAGTTTAGATATAGATATTGTTTAGGACTTAATAGTGGGTCAGCTTCTTTAGAATTAGCTTATCATTTAATTGGCATTAAAAAGGGTGATGAAGTTTTAACTGCGGTCTTTACCTGTACTGCAACTAATATACCTTTGATAAGAATGGGAGCTAAATTAAAATTCTTAGATATTAATGAGGAATTAACTATTGATTATGAAGATGTTAAAAAGAAGATAAGCACTAAAACTAAAGCTTTAGTCGTAGTTACTCTAGGTGGTATGCCTATTGATAAAAGAATATTTACATTAGCTAGGAAATATAAAGTTCCAGTTGTTATTGATGCTTGTCAATCTTTAGGCATTAGAGAACAACAAGGGGATTATATTTGTTATTCGTTCCAAGCTATAAAACATTTTACTACTGGTGATGGTGGTATGCTGGTGCTTAGAAATAAAGCACAGTATGAACGTGCTAAGAAATTAAGATGGTTTGGTATTGATCGTGAAAAGAAAAAGAAAGTTGGTTGGAAAACTTTAGTTAATCATAAAATGGCTATGGAGATTGAAGAATCTGGCTATAAATTTTACATGAATGACATAATGGCTTCAATGGGTTTAGTTGGATTGCGTCATACAGATAATCATTTAAAGAATAGACAAGCTATTGTTAATCTTTATAAAACTTATTTACCTAATTTTAAGGTAATAGCTGGTGGGGCTTGCTGGTTAGTTGCTATCCTAGTCGATGATAGAGAAAAACTTATCAAACATTTAAGACGTAAGGGTATAGAATGTGATTTAGTTCAATTAAGAAATGATATTTTTGAAGTATTTGGTGGTAAAAAACAAAATTTACCAAATATGAATAGATTAGAGGATAAATATCTTTATTTACCTATTACCGCTATAACAACTACTGAGAATTTAGTTTATATAATAAATACTTTAAATCTATGGCAAGAAAAAAATTCGCACAAATAACTATAGAAAAAACAATAGATTCTGTTTTAGTTGGCTCTTGTTTGTGTACTTTTTATAATAATGGCGTGGCTAATGTAATGATAATTGATAGTGTATTAGTTCATAGAGATTATCATAGACAAGGAATAGCTACAAATCTTATTTCTAAGGCGATTAGTGTGGCTAAAAACAGACAAGTAGATTCAATAGAGTTAGTTGCTAATGATGATAATCAAATAGCTCAAAAACTCTATGAAAAAGCTGGTTTTAAAAATACACAGAAAAAACAATATAGAATATTATTATGAAAGATTTAACAATAGTAATGCTTACTCCGAATAAAGTTCCTAAAGAATGGGCTTTATATCATAAAAAAATGTTATTAGAAGCTATTGAAGATACACCTCTAATTACTATTTCAAATGAGCCTTTAGATTTTGGTCAAAATTTAATTCAAACTGATTATGGTGTGACTAATATTTATAAACAAATGTTTAGGGCATTTAAGTTAGCTAAGACTCCTTTCGTAGCGATGGCAGATGATGACACACTTTATTCTAAAGAACATTTTGAATTCAGACCTCCAATGAACAAGTTTGCTTATAATTTTAATCGTTGGCATTTATTCACTTGGGGTAGGGCTTATTATTTCCATAAGCCAAGACCAGGAAATGGATTAATGATTGCCCCTAGAAAATTAGCTATTAAAGCAATAGAGGCTAGATTTACAAAAATAGGTAAGGGCAAAATGCCTACTTATCTAAGACAAGAACTAGGCTCAACTATCCATGTAGAGAAATATGATAAGGCTGGGTTTGTTTCATTTTATACTTATATTCCTGTAGTTAGTTTTTATCATATACAATCTTGTGATCCATTAAATAGACATAAAAGGAAAGTTCCTTGGACTATTCAAGCTTTTGATTTACCAAAGTGGCGAAAAGCAAAACATTTAAGGAAAAAATTTAATGAATAATATTGAGGAAGTATCTATTAATTCTTTAGATAATGGAAATAACCAACAAAGGGATTTCTTAAAGCAAATAGATGCTGGCGTGCCTATATTAGAAACAAATTATTATAGAAGATTAAAGAGCTATAGGCAGAGGACTGGTTCTAAACAACAAATATGGTCTGCTGAAAAATTACTTACTTTTATGATTGAAAGAATTGATTTATATTTAAGTATTAAACTTAAAGGTATGCTTTTACCCATTATAGTCGGTAAACAAAATAGAATTACTGACGGCAACCATAGACACGATATTATGAAACATTTAGGACATAGAACTATTAAAATAAGAAGGGAAGAATGAAAGGTGGCATTGTTTATATCTCAAGTAATAGGGAGAAACCTAAGTTTGAGCAGAAGATAATCAAAGATATGCTCTCTAAAAAGGGTGATTTACCTATTTTTAGTGTTACTCAACAACCTATGAATTTGGGTGCTAATCAATTTGTAGGAGATGTAGGGGTTTCTGGTTTTAATTTTTGTAGACAATTACAAATGGCCGTTAAAATGGCAGATGTAGACTATGTTATATCCTGTGAAGCCGATTGTTTATACCCTAAAGATTATTTTACTTTTGTTCCTCCTAAACCAGATAAAATTTATAGAAATAATAATAATTACTTAATTCCTTATAAAAGGAATGTTTATTGGTATAAAAAGAGTCAAACAGCCTTTCAAATAGCCAGTAAAAAGGTATTATTAGCTAGATTAGATTATTTATTAGATGGTCAGCCTATGTGGAATACAAAAATGAAAAATTTTCCTAAAGAGATTGGTAAGAAGTTTTTAGGCTCTTGGCATGAATTTACAACAATAAATGCTTGTTTAACTATTAAAACAGGGGATGGAATGCGCAATTATTCAAATAGTGAGCGATTTAATATAGATGAACTCCCATATTGGGGGACAGCAATTAAAATAAAAAGGAGGTTCTTATGAGTGTAATTAAAGATGGTTTAAATTTACCAATGGATAAAACCGGTAAGATTGAAATACCAAATTGTAAACGAAGACAACTACCTATTTTCTTTAAGGAAATGGGCTTTAAAGTAGGTATTGAAATAGGTGTGTATAAAGGTCAGTTTACAAGATATTTGGTAAATGAGGGTGCTAAGATATATGGAGTAGACCCTTGGTTGGAATACGCCGATTATGGTCATCCTAAAGTTCATTTTCAAGCTAGACAAGATGAAATATTTGAAAGTGCTAAAGAACGATTAAAAGAATTTGATAATGTTGAACTAATTAGAAAAACCTCGATGGAGGCTATTAAAGACTTCGAGGATAATAGCTTAGACTTTGTCTATATTGATGGGCATCATGGCTTTAAGTATGTAACAGAAGATATTTATGGTTGGTCTAAGAAAGTTAAAAAGGGTGGGATTATTTCTGGACATGATTATGCTTATAAGAAAAATGGGTCAGGCAGAGCCGACACTTTACAGGTAAGATATGTTATAGATGCTTACAGACAAGCCTTTAATATCAAACCATTATATGTCTTAGGTAGAAAAGAAGTAATAAAAGGAGAGAATCGTGATCAGTATAGAAGCTGGATGTGGTTTCGTACATAAATAATATATAATTTAAGTATGCCATTAAAAAAAGGACATAAAATTAGAAATAGTGGGAAAACTCGCTTTAAAAAAGGACAGATACCTTGGAATAAAGGTTTAAAAGGATATTTACCTGTAAAGAAGCATGATTGGATGCCTAAAGGAGAAGATCACTATAATTGGAAAGGTGGTCGATCTACTTATGGTTATCCAAAAGAATGGAATACTACTTTTTTAGATTCTATTAGACAAAGAGATTCTTATGTTTGCCAATTATGTGGTATTCATCAAGATGAATTAAGTATCGGTCAAGTTAAAAAATTAGATGTACATCATATTGATTATAATAAAGATAACTGTGATCCTAGTAATTTACTTTCTTTGTGTAGAAATTGCCATGTAAAAACTAATTATAATAGAAAATATTGGAGGGATTATTTTAAAAATGCTTAAAAGTTGCATTTACTATACCGATAATAGATTGAAAGATCCTTTGTATTCTTTAGTACAGAAACATCTTTTAGAAGCTAAGTTACCTATATTTAGTTCTTCATTAAAACCAATTGACTTCGGGGATAATGAAGTTATTAAGGGTGAGCGAAGTTACCCAACAATGATTAATCAAATTATCTCTTGCTTAGAGAGAAGTAAGAGTATGTTTGTTTTCTTTTGTGAACATGATGTCTTATATCCTGATTCTCATTTTAATTTTATACCAGACAAGGATGATGTATTTTATTATAATGAAAATGTATGGCGTTGGCATTTAAAATATGACTATGCTATTCAATATGACAGGATGTTACCTCTCTCGACTTTATGTGTTAATAGAGAATTTGCTTTAGAGCATTATAAATTTAGAAAGAAAAAGATTGAGGAAATGGGATGGAGTGATTTAAGAAGTAGAGAGCCTAGATGGGCTAGACGAATAGGCTATGAGCCTGGAACTAAAAAGAAAAGAAGGGGTGGTTTAACTGATGATAATTATGATACCTGGTCATCTGAATATCCTGTAATTGATATTAGGCATAAAGGGACGTTTTCAAGTCCTAAAATACATTTAAAAGATTTTAAACACCCGCCTAAGTGGTGGAAAGAGATACCTGTAGAAGATGTATATGGATGGAATTTAAGGAAATTATTAAAAACATGAAAGATTTAAGCATACTAATCCCAGCTAGAAATGAAATGTTCTTGCAAAAAACTATAGATGACATCCTCGAAAATGCGGAGATGGATACTGAAATAATTACTGTTTTAGATGGTGATTGGGGTGAAATTCCTATTAAACAACATGAAAGAGTCAAAGTAATCTATGTAAATAAGGCTTTAGGACAAAGGGGTGCTACTAATTTGGCTTGTAAGTTAAGTAATGCTAAATATGTAATAAAAGTAGATGCTCATTGCTCTTTTGATAAAGGTTTTGATAGAAAAATGATAGCGCTTTATAAAGAAGTAGGCGATAATGTAACTATGCTTCCTATTATGAGAAATTTATGGGCTTTTGATTGGAAATGCTTTAAATGTGGTTGGAAACATTATCAGGGAGCTAAACCAGAAGTATGCCCAGATTGTGGAGAAAAGAAGAATATACGTAGAAAAATGATGTGGGTAGGTAAACCTAATCCTCAAAGTACTTCATATTGTTTTAACCCAGAACCACGTTTTAAATATTTTGAAGCTTGGAAACATAGAGAACCTTATATTACCAATAAGAAAGAAAAGCGTTATACAGAAACAATGAGTATTCAAGGCTCATGTTTTATGCTTACTAGAGAGAAATATTGGGAATTAAATATTTGTGATGAAAAATTAGGTAGCTGGGGTAATCAGGGTATCGAAGTAGCTTGTAAAACTTGGTTGTCTGGTGGTAGAGTACTAGTTAATCACAATACTTGGTATGCTCATTTATTTAGAACACAACATGATTTTAAATTTCCATGGCCTGTTAGTGGTAGAGAACAAGTTAAGACTAAGGCTAATGTAAGGAAAGTTATTTGGAGTCATAAATTAGTTAATCAAATATACCCTGTGTCTTGGCTAGTTAAAAAGTTCTGGCCAATACCTGGCTGGACTGATGAAGATTTAAAAAAGTTAAAAAAGATTGAGAAGCAATAAAATATTTTATATTTACCCATTTTTGGTCTATACTTCTTTAATAGGATGTATAAGAATAATCCTAGAATAGGTGGGATTATAAATATAATTAGGAATATATGGCATGGTATAACGCATCTTGGTCAAATAGGGTTAAAGTCACAGTATTAGCTACCAAAGTTGATGCTGATTTAACTGATTTTCCAGTTTATGTAGATTTATCTGACTTACCAGCAGGTTTTCATACTAACGTAAATCAGACCGATGGCAGAGATATAAGAGTTACTAAGGCAGATGGGACAACAGAAGTACCTCGTGAAGTTGTTTCTTATGATAGTTCTAATGATAAAGGCGAGCTTCATTTCAAAGCATCTAATGCTACTTTAAAGGATTCAACTAACGTAGATTTTTATATTTATTATGGAAATTCTAGTGCTACTGAGCCAGCTAGAGATGCAACTTATGGAATGGAAAATACTTGGGATAGTAATTATTTATTAGTTGCTCATCTCAGTGAAAATCCATCTAGTTCTTCTCCTCAAATAAATGATAGCACTTCTAATGAAAATCATGCCACATCTTCTGGAACAATGGTTACTGCTGATTTAGTTTCTGCACAAATTGGTAACGGACTTGATTTTGATGGTACTGATGATGTTTTAACAACTGGTTCAAATATTGGAATTTCTGGAGCAGATGCTAGAACAGTGAGTTGTTGGGCTAAGCAACCAACAGCAGCGAATGAAAATATTACTGGCTTTGGGTCTACTGGTGGTGGTCTCATGTTTGATTCTCTTTTTCATACTAATAAATTCATTCTTCATGCTTATGGAGGAGGATTTGACAATATACCTAATGCTCCATCATATACAGCCAATACTATGGCATATTTGATAAATACTTATGATGGGACAAATGCAAGAACTTATGTGAATGGGGCGGGAGGTACTGCAACCGCAATGACTCTTAATACAACTGATAGTGCTTTGAAAATTGGTGCAGGATATTATTCTGCATATAACTATTTTACTGGAATTATTGACGAAGTGAGAGTTTCTAGTAGTGTCAGAACGGTAGCATGGGGAACTACTGAATATAATAATCAAAGTTCACCATCTACCTTCTTTACTATTGGAGCTGAAGAATCTGCTGGATCTGTTTCTCCTTCAGTATCACCTTCTGCTAGTCCTTCTTTGAGTCCTAGTATTAGCCCATCACTTAGTTTGAGTCTAAGTCCATCAATAAGTGTAAGTTTAAGTCCTTCACTATCCCCAAGTTTAAGTATTTCCTTATCCCCAAGTTTAAGTATTTCCTTATCCCCAAGTTTAAGTCCCTCAGTTTCACCAAGTGTAAGTCTTAGTCCATCATTATCACCAAGTTTATCAATAAGTTTATCCCCATCTATAAGTTTAAGTCTTAGCCCTTCTATTAGTCCTGGTTGGGAAAACTATACAAGAGGAGATTATGCAATACTTCCTAGCGATGCTTCTTCTTTAGAAACTAATTATTCAGCTCAAGATTATATAGATGTAGCTACTAAAAATGATGTGAGAGTAGAACAAACAGGAATTTTAGAATATATGCTGCATCAATTTAAAAATTATGTAGCTGAAACTAATAAAGCAGCTTTAGAATGGGAAGGGCAATCTGATTTAGCTCCTAATTTATCTACAGTATATTTACAGATTTATAATGTAAATACTCCGGGATGGGAGAATATAGATAGTAATAATAGTGCTAATGCTAATATAGATTTTACTTTATTAGGTAATATACCAAATTTAACTAATTATAAAGATAGCAATGATTTAGTTTCATGTCGTATTTATCAGGAGGCCTTATAATGTCTTCAATATCTTTTGGCTCTGAATATTTTTACAATGAAGCTATCACTAATAATATTAGAATTTTAGCTATAGATTCAACTCATTTTATTGTTGTTTATACTGATAATGGTAATTCTAATTATGGTACAGCTATTATTGGTACGATTAGCGGGTCTACTATATCTTTTGGTTCCGAATATGTATTTAATGAGGGTACTACTAATGATATTAATGTTTCTTTACTAGATTCTACCCATGTTGTAGTTTCTTTTAGAGATGATAGTAATTCTTATAAGGGTACAGCTATTATAGGCACTATTTCAAATGATGATGAAATATCTTTTGGTTCAGAATATGTGTTTAGTACTGTTACAACTGAATGGATTTCTGTTTCTGCCTTAGATTCTACCCATTTTGTAGTTTCTTTTAGAGATGATAATGACTCCTATTATGGCAAAACAATTATAGGAACGGTTTCTTCTGATGATGAAATTGCCTTTGGTTCTTTATATACTTTTGAGTCTAGTATTACTACTAATTATACTGCGGTTTCTGCCTTAGATTCTACCCATTTTGCTCTAGCTTATTACACTAACATAGGACGAGCAATTATAGGAACTGTATCTTCTGGAGATGAAATATCTTATGGCTCTAAATATACATTTAAAAATAGCGCTATTGCTTCTCCTTTTATTTCTACCTTAGATTCTACTCATTTTGCTCTTATTTATCGGGATGACACCGACTCTTATCATGGTACTTCTGTTATTGGAGTTGTTTCTTCTGGTGATGAAATTGCTTTTGGTTCAGAATATGAATTTAATAATGATACAAGTAATAATACTTTTATCTCAACTATAAGTTCTTCGACTTTTGCAATTTCTTTTAGAGATGATAATGACTCCTATTATGGCAAAACAATTATAGGAACGGTTTCTTCTGATGATGAAGTATCTTTTGGCTCAGCTTATACTTTTAATAGTGATACTACCTATTACACAGCTATAACAAGTCTTAGTTCGTCAATTCTTATTGTTTCTTATCGAGATGCTGGAGATTCTAACTATGGAGCTACTCGCATTGGTACTATTTCAGGAGTAGCTCCTAGTATTTCTATAAGTCTTAGCCCATCTCTTTCTCCAAGTGTTTCCCCAAGTGTATCGTTATCACCAAGTCTTTCACCTTCTATAAGTCTTAGTTTAAGTCCCTCTTTATCTTTAAGTGTTTCCCCTAGTGTTAGTATATCTCCTAGTGTATCACCAAGTATTAGCCCTAGTATTAGTCTTTCACTATCTCCTTCTATTAGTCCTAGTATTTCTCCATCAGTTTCATTATCACCATCAATTAGTTTATCTATTAGCCCTAGTATAAGTCCCAGTACTTTAGAATATTCTTTAAAAACCGATTATTGGAAATTAACTTTAATAACTTCTTCACTTTCACCATCTATAAGCCCTAGTTTATCTTCTTCTTTAAGCCCATCATTAAGTGCTAGTATTAGTCCTTCACAATCTCCAAGCGTAAGTGTAAGCCCCTCACTTTCACCTAGTATTTCATTAAGTGTTTCACCAAGCCTTTCGCCTAGTATCAGCCCTTCTCAATCACCAAGTGTAAGTTTAAGTCCAAGTCTTTCCCCTTCAATATCACTTTCATTAAGTCCATCATTATCACTTAGTATATCTTTAAGTCTTAGCCCTTCAATCTCCCCAAGTGTAAGCCCAAGTGTATCGTTAAGTCCATCACTAAGTCCTAGTTTGTCCTCGTCCCTTAGCCCATCAATAAGTCCTTCAATAAGTTTAAGCGTGAGTCCTTCAATATCGCCTAGTATAAGTTTATCTTTATCGCCTTCTGTTTCTCCATCTGTATCACTTAGTCCTTCTATAAGTCTTAGCTTATCTCCCTCAATTAGCCCAAGTATAAGTCCTTCACAATCACCAAGTGTTTCAATTAGTCCGAGCATATCTCCAAGTATAAGTAGAAT